CGGGTGCTTGCGCGGAACATACGGACTCAATGGACAAGATTTCCGATCAGATCAGGAAAAGGATGGAACTACATGTCTCCCGTCGATAGAATATCCACATTACAAGCCGAACTTGCCGCGCTCAAGCAGCAGCGCAAGGAACAGGCTCTTGCCGCAAAGAAAAAAAAGAAGTGGGTGAGCGTCAAGAAACGTCTACCTGAAAAAGAGGACCAGCGCGTTATCGTATGGCGCGAGGACCATATTGAACTTTGTTGGTTCTCAAAATCAAAATGGTTTGTCTACAACGGAACCTATTTCCTCCAAGACAAGGACGTAATAGACGGCGTTTCCCATTGGCAAGGAACCGACTGGCTGACCTCCAGATATTGTCCTCCTTACGGACCAGGAATCAAAAACTTTCTTCTTTACCATTGGTACAACCTGACCGATAAAGCCTCTGACGTAGCCCACGATCTTCGGCCTAAAGGGTGGACGAAGACGGCACAGTTGAGCAAAAAGGTTACGTTTTACAAGGACGCATCAGGAAAGATCATGAGCGGTATGCCTGAGAATCTTCCTGCGCCGCGAGGATACGAAAAGATTATTTGCAATTCCGCACATGAAGCGGAGAGGTTGTCGGAACTTCAAAGGCGACAGGAAAGGGTTGAGCATCGACGCCAGCAGGAACAAAGAGGGGCGATTGAAGCCGAGTTCATCGGCCAGATCAGGAGCGACCGTAGGACTTTGATGGCAAACGCTCGTGACAACAAAAACCGAGATTTTCTGCGCAGGGCTGAGGAAATGAGCGCAAACCGTTACGATCCAACAGCTTACGAACGAGAAAGCTATTTACATGCCGAAGCCTACGAAAGTCGGCGTTAACGGAAAGATATGAAGCAAAAAGAAAAAGTTGTAGACGATTGGAACGATTTGCTTTATGATGCGTTTAGCCACGTCTGAGGATGCGGCTCGTACCGGGAGGAAAGCGATGCGGTGTGTACCTTAGTGTAGAGACTCCCGTTAAAAATCAGACAGAAACCGTGCGCTGGCGCGTTCCCGACTGGGAAGCATCCGATTCTGAGAAGATCGCTTGGGTTGACTCGCAAGTAGAAGAGGCTGAAGGTTGGCTTGAAGGTCAGCCGTCCTATAAAAATCTAAATGCTAATCTGCGTGTTTTCGATGGAATTTTCAAAGATAAAACTCGGTCATCGTTGATAACAAACGAGTTACGATATAACATAAATAAATTTTGCACGACTATGGCTGAGGTCCGTGAAATTGCCGGATTCAGTTCCGATGTACCGAATTACAAAAAAATGGCAGAAATGCTTACAGGGGTAAGCAAAGCGGTTTATTTAGAAAGCGATTTTCCCCTCCAAATTTTGAAAGTTCTTCAATATGCCGTTGTGTTTGGCTGCGGCTACTTGTGGGCAAAGGTTCGCGGCTCTCAATATAATTTCGGCCCACGGGAGATGATCTTTGATGCGCTAGGACTCCTAGATGTAATGCCTACGCAGGTTCCGTCAAAGACTAATGATGTTCAAGATGCCTATTCCGTAACGGTTTACGATTACATGCCTATTGCCGAGGCGTGTGCAAGGTTTCCTCTATTCCAAGGAAAACTTCAAACAGTAGGACGTTCAAACTACAAATCTCTGATTCAGGCGCAGCGGCAGGATTTTGCTGCAACATGGCGTTATGGGCAAGTGGGCGAGACGCAGAGCAGGAGTTTTGGAAACCTCTACACAGAGATAAGGTACACATTCGTTAGGGACATACGGATAAATACAACTGGCTTGGAAATGAAGATGGGGGACGAGGGAACGTCCTGGTTTTATAAAGTACCGGCGCTAGGACAGGAAATCTTTGGAGGGATGAAGAATGGCCAACCTTACTATCGCCCTGCAATGGTGGAGGATTGCCGCATCTACCCTAACCTTCGGCTCATCATTACGTCTTCAGGACTCGACCAAGTTATGTACGACGGTACTTCTTTCGACTGGGACCCGGAAATTCCAATAATCCAATACACAGTAGACGATGTGGCGTGGGAGCCGTCAGGAAGATCGTTAGTAGGGGATGTAGCGTCAATCCAGACAACGATTAGGAAGCATGAGCGCAAGGTCGATCAGACCATGACGGCCAAAAAGAATCCTCCAATGGGATACGATTTGGATACCAACGGGGGAGCAAAGATTGAACACTTCGATATATTTGAGGAAGATGTTCGTCTAGGACTAGCAGGCGGTCAGGAGCCAACAAAGGCATTTCAATCCCTGCTTCCTGATACGGTCACGGTAGATAATATAGACTTCACTTGGCTGAAATACCTTTCAGAAAAACTCCTAGCGCAATTAGGATTAAACGATGTTGGCAACTTGGCGAACATGAAGTTGAATATCGCCAACGACACAGCGGACAAGGAAGTAGGGGCTATCGGTCCTATCGCCAGAGGAATTGCGATGAGGATTGAGAAGGCGAACAAAAAGCTGGGCGAGAGGATGAAGTACCTTATTCCTCAGTGGTTTGACGCTGCTAGACTGATAGAGTACGTTGGACCGGACGGCATAGCCAAGGAGATGTTCGATCTCAATCCTGACGACATGGTTCCAAGCCATTTGCCTGACGAGTTCATAAACGGAAATATGTATCCCACCACGCCGTCAATGTATGACAGGCTGACGAGGGCAAAGTATTTCGTTAGGAAACTGCGGCTGATTTCGGTGCCGAGTACGCTGTTGAAGATCACACAGATGCAGAGGCAAATGCTATTGTTGCAACTCAAGAGAGGCGGAGCGCCGCTTCCGTGGAGCTTTATCATGGAGAATCTTGAGATTGATAATTGGGGTAAGAACGAAGGCAATACACTCAAAGACAAGTTCTTTAGTGAGCAGGTTGATTTGCAGGTTATGGAGATTGTTGCCAAAGCCAAGGCAATGATGAAGTTGAAAGAAATGGGCATTGATCCTTCGGTTCTTGAAGGCGGTCAGGATAAAGGAAAAGGCGGCGGTGGAGGTGGCGGAGGGAAAGCTCCGGGAGGACAACACGCAGGTGGACGCCCCAGCAGTGGACAGAAGCCACCTCGTCTGGCGCAAAAAGGTGCGGCAGGTGGAACGCCCAGGACCGTGGTGAAGGAATCCTGATAACTGTAAGAAAACAAACAACATAAGGAGAGGGAATGGCAATAAAAGTTAAGGTGCAGAGAGATTATCTCTTGACAGAATTTTCCGTAGAGGCGAGCGCATCAGAACTGGACGATGTTTTGAAGTCGATAAAGACTAGCGGAAAATCAATCACGCTTTACAACAATGGAGCGGTGCAGGGGATAAATGTGGAGCAAAAGACGAAGTTGACAGAGGCTCAGTCTGTTCAAATCCGCGAACTCATTAACATCGGAGACAAGATTCTATAGTTCGTCAAAGAGAGTGATATAACTTTATGGCGGCGAATATCGAATCGTCGCCATCTAGTTTGGCATAATTAGCAGCATTTGAAATGATTCTAATGTTTCCTTTTACATATCCCATCTTTGGTATTATTCGATCTACACTCGCCCACAGTCTCCTGTCTGGTCCTCCCATGTAGTCTAATTTGACTCCAAAAAAAGGACAATATTCCGGTTTATTCTGTAGATCGGATTCGTCTATATTGAACAATAGATTATTCTTAAGTGCCCTCGCTTTGATTGAGGATACAATATGTTTAGCCCAGTTTTTCTCTCGGTTCCTGTGATAGCGGTCATTATCGCTCTTTCTTAAACATGGCTTACATTTTTTAGATAGTCCATCACTAAATTCAAGATTTACGTGGAAATTGCTATACGGTTGCGGCTCTCCTCCACAATCGATACATATCTTATATTTCTCTTCTCCACCGGAGGCTAAGGAATTCCAATATTCTTGCAACTTTGCGGCATTTCTATCTCTCACAACAGTTCGGTGGTGTTTCTTCTGCGAACTAACAGAATCAAAATTTTGGGTATAGTATTCTGCTGAAAGTTTGGCGACACAAGACTTGCATCTAGGGTACCGCCCATCTCTTCCGACAGTAGA